CGGTGAGCCACCGGGTCGGATCACGAGGTTGCTTTATACTAGTAGCATAGCTATTAGTTCTAACAACATCGGGGATCAGTATCCAGCCACTTTTCAATTGCGGCTGGACGACGCGGCTTCCAAGGCAGTAACTAAAGCCTTGGCCAACCTTCAAGAAAATCGAGTCTCCTATGGAGCTTCGATAGCCGAAGGAAGGAAAACAGCTGAGGGAGTAGCCAAATTGTCCATTGAAGCGCTAAATGCTTATAAAGCATTTAAACGCGGATTTGGTATTCAATGGCTTAAGCAGAGTGTCGGGGATCGCAAGGTTGCTGAAAAGTACCTTGAGTTCGTCTATGGTATACAACCCACTTTGGGCGATATCTATAGCGGAGCTCAGATTCTTGCCGATGGCATTGCGGGTGAAGGTTACACCTACACCGTCGAAGGTCGTGCTAGGGCTTCCTTTAAACAGGAATATCCGAACTACGACTTACACTCGTATTTATGGGACTGTGTCGGAGGCTCTCGAGTCTCTTATACAGTAAAGGTTACCGACGGCGGTGTTTATGCCGCTGAAGGCCTTGGTCTCATAAATCCGGTAGAAGTGGCCTGGGAATTGGTTCCGTTCAGCTTCGTTGCTGACTGGTTCATTCCCGTTGGGTCAGTTCTATCTACTCTCACCGCTACTAGCGGCCTCGAATTGGCTTCTGGTTACATTACGAACTGGAGCAAAACTTCAGTTTCGAAATGGCGTCCCGGTGCAGATATGTACTGGGAACTCGTAGACACAGGGATGTTGGTTGCTCGTCGTATGATTACACATCGTAATCCTATTTTCGATTTCCAACTTCCTCGTTTATACGATAAACAGAATCCATTCTCGACCAAGCACGTTCTCAATGCAATTGCATTGATTGCTGCTTCCGTCTAATGGAGACATTAGACAGCCAATCGAACCACATGTTAGGCAATTCCGCCTATCATGAACTCAGCCCTATATACACAGGGCCGGAGACAATATATGCCTCAATTGGTTCCCGTGGTCCTCACAGACCGCGCTCCGACTCCAGTCGATCACACGTTTAATCCGCGTGATATGTCGAATGGTGTCGCGACATTGGCAGAGTCAACCGGTATTCCAATTGCGGAACGCCGGATCTCTTTGTCGCAGGTAAGGTCGGCTTCTGGTCGCGTTCGCGTGACCGTTAAGCTTGCCGTTCCTGTTGTACAAGACGTTGTGGTCGCGGGGATTACCCGTCCTACTCTCGTTCGTACAAATTATGGGGAAATGACCTTTAACTTCGACAGCACGTCAAATGCTGACGAACGTGACGAGGTCATTGCCTTCATAAACGGACTCACTGAGTCCTCGAACGCGATGATGACGAGTTTTCTCGTTGACCTGGAGGGATTGTTCTAATGAACGATCCGCGTCAAGTAACAAATGGCGCAAACGAATCCTTTCGGATTCGCTTCTCCGGAAAGACGCGGTTTCTACTAACTGCCAATTTGGTAGCGTGGATTCCGTTTCTTTCAATTCTCCTGGTGAACAGTAGTTCTCAGGATTGTCGCCTTATAGGAGTACCTAATGGCACAGAAACGTCGAAGTACGCGGCCAATAGGCCGGACAGAGATGCCCGACGGCTTGACCGAGATGTTCATGGAGAAGGTCCACGCTTTACGAGGATCGACTAAAGTCGATTATCTAAAAGCTGAGATCCAATCCAAGTACGTCTCACCTGACACGGATCCTCCTAATGTTAGGAGGCAGCGGGCCATTAACAAATGGCTCGCTACCGAAAAGGAAAACGAAGCAACCAATGATCGTATTTTATTAATGCCCGAGGAATACAATATTTTACCTCGGGTCACGATCATTGATTTCGTGACCTTTTGTCGTGATCTCATAATCGAGATCATCGGTGAAACACCTCCGGTAGAGGCCCTAATTGGGTCTTTCTCGGGGGGTGCATCGACAAGTCGGAAACGTACTGAAAGCCATCCGGCTGGAAAGTACCTCGGACAAGCACACGCCACCCCACGCTGTATTGAGTTGTTCAACGACCTGTTGGTTGAAGAACTTCCCACGTGGCTAGGGGCTCAGGCAGGGTTTGATCTTACGATCATTCCCGTTCCTGGCAATGTGCTTTTCACAGTCCCAAAGAAGACGGATATTGACCGGGTTGCTTGTAAAGAACCCGATATCAATATGTTCGTTCAGAAGGGAATCGGTAATTTCTTTCGAAGAAATCTCCGAAAACGTGCTGGCATAAACCTCAACGACCAGTCTATAAACCGGAAGTTGGCACGGATTGGATCCATTGATTCGTCATTAGCTACACTTGACTTGTCAAGTGCGAGCGATAGCGTTTCAACTGGACTTGTAGCAGAGATGCTACCCGTGTGTTGGTACACCCTCCTGGA